GGAGCAGGTCATCCAAGGCTTGGCCGCTCACGCACGCAAGCGCTGGGAGTCTTCACGCGAAGCCAAACGGACCATCGAGGAGCGCATGCTGCAGTGTCTGCGTCAGCGCAACGGCGAGTACGACCCCGACAAACTGGCTGACATCAAGAAGCAAGGCGGCTCGGAGATTTACATCCAGCTGACATCGGTCAAGTGCCGCGCCGCGACAAGCTGGCTGCGTGATACTTTGCTGGGCACCGGCTCTGACAAACCGTGGAGCCTTGAGGCGACACCTGAGCCCACCCTACCGCCTGAGTTGATCCAAGAGCTGATGGCCAGCATGCAGCAGCAGTTGATGGCCCAGATGGAACAGGGCATGGCCCCGCCAGACCCGGTGCAGTTGCGCGAGGCTGCCATGCAGATGAAAGACGCAGCGATGCGTCGCCTGCGCGAGGAAGCCAACGACCGCGTCGACCGCATGGAACTCAAGATGGAGGACCAGCTGATCGAGGGTAACTGGACCGACGCCCTGAATGCGTTCTTGGACGACATCGTCACGTTCCCCTTCGCCGTGCTCAAGGGGCCGATCAAGCGCAAGCGCAAAACCATGGCTTGGCAAAACGGCCAGCTGGTGCCGGTGGAAGAGATTCGCAACGAGTGGGAGCGGGTTGATCCGTTCATGCTCTACTGGGCACCATGGGCCTCGGACATTCAGGACGGCTACATTGTTGAGCGCCACCGCATGACCCGTGAAGACCTGCAGGCCCTGATGGGTGTGCCCGGCTACAACGACGACGCCATTCGCTCCGTGCTCAATAATTTCGACTTGGGCAACCTGAACGAGTGGCTGTGGACTGACAGCGCCCAAGCTACGGCTGAAGGCAAAGACACCACGCAGACCATCTTCACAACAGACCTGATCGACGCCCTGCAGATGTGGGACAGCGTCAAGGGCAGCGACCTGCTCGACTGGGGTCTGTCGAAGAAAGAGATTCCAGACCCAGACCTGAGCTACCCATGCGAGGTATGGCTGGTGGGCTCCACGGTGATTCGCGCTGTGCTGAACTACGATCCGCTGGGCCGCAAGCCGTACTACGTGACATCCTACGAGAAGGTCCCCGGCGCAGTGGCCGGTAAGGGCGTTACTGACCTGTGCCGCGACTCCCAGAACATGGTGAACGCCGCTGCTCGCAGCTTGGCCAACAACATGGGTATCAGCTCTGGCCCGCAGGTGGGTGTGAACGTGTCGCGCCTGCCCCCGGGCGAGGACATCACAGAGATGTACCCATGGAAAATCTGGCAGTTCCAGAGCTCTGAGTTCAACGACGGCTCGCAGCCGCTGCAGTTCTTCCAGCCGGGAAGCAACGCCAACGAGCTCATGGCTGTGTTTGAGAAGTTCTCAGCCCGCGCTGACGAGGACACCATGATCCCGCGTTACATGACTGGTGACCCCTCGGGTGGCGCTGGCCGTACGTCGTCTGGCCTGTCGATGCTGATCTCCAACGCTGGCAAGGGCATCAAGCAGGTCATCAGCAACATCGACCGCAACGTGATCGTGCCATCCATCGAGCGCCTGTACCAAGACAACCTGCGCTACAGCAAAGACCCAGACCTGATCGGTGACGTCAAGGCCGTGGCCAAAGGCGCGACCAGCTTGGTGGTCAAGGAAGCTGAGGCCGTGCGCCGCAACGAGTTCCTGCAGATCGTGCTCAACAGCCCGGTGGCCCAGCAGATCGTGGGCATGGACGGTGCAGCGGAGCTCCTGCGCGAGCAGGCCCGCAACCTGAGCGGCAACGTGAACCGCATCGTGCCAGACCGCCCAACGCTGACAGCCATGCAGACTCTGCAGCAGCAAAACGCGCAGCTCCAAGAGCAGCTGGCCATGATCGCTGGCGAGCTCCAAGGTGGCGCTCCGGGCATGACGCAGGGCGCAGCGCCGAAGAATATGCTGCCTGACGGCAGCCAAGTTGGTGGCCGCGAGGGAAATATGATTTCTGCACGCCCCAACGGTGTTTGACTTTTTGTGAATTTGTTGTATAGAATCCACACATGAAGATTTTTGTAGGCCAAAAGCCTGACCGGCAGCACATGCAAGCGTTGATTCGCTGCAAGCTGCAAGAAAACGAGCCGTTGTTGGCGTTGTTCAAGCTGAAACTGGAGGAGACCAAAAACTCCTTGATGGTTGCAGAAGAACCACACCGCATACACCGACTCCAAGGTCAGGCCCAAGTCTTAGCAGATTTCCTCGAAGCGGTTGAAAAATCGTCAGAGGTCTTCGACCGGATCAAGTGATCCGATTTTTGTAGTCCTAGCAAACCATTATGTGGACGGCAGACCGAAGTAGGAGCCTGAAGCAGAGTTGGAGCTTTAAAGGAAATTGAAATGGCATTGCCAAGACAAGTAGAAGCTCAGTTACGTGAACTGGAAGCACTGGAAAAGCAGCTGACCGAAGCGCAAAACCCTGCCCCCGCAGACCCTGCGCCAACCCCAGCAGAGCCTCCCCAAGACCAACAGCCCGCGCCAACGGAGACCAAACCTGTTGAGCCAACGCCGACACCGACTGAACCAGTCGTGGCGGAAGAGACATGGCAGCAGAAGTACAAAACCCTCAAGGGCATGTACGACGCTGAAGTGCCTCGCTTGCATGCAGACCTGCGTGACCTCAAGGCCCAAGTGGATAACCTCCGCAAAGCCGCAGAGACCAAGCCGGTTGAGCCTGCCAAGCCCAAAACTGCTGAGAAGTTGGTGACTGATGCTGATGTTGAAGCATTTGGTTCGGACCTGATCGAGGTCCAGCGCAAAGTTGCCCGCGAAGTGGCAGCAGAGTTTCGTGGTGAGCTAGACGCCATGCGTGCCGAGAATGAGAAGCTGCGCGAGCAGTTGACCAGCACCGGTACCCAAGTGTCCGAAGCCAGTTTTGAGCAGCGCCTGTACCGTATGGTGCCGGACTTCGAGACGGTCAATGCCGATCCCAAGTGGATTGCTTGGCTCAACGAAGTTGACCCGCTGCTCCGAGCCCCTCGAGCTTCTGTTGCACAACAAGCGTTCAACCAAGGCGACGCTGAAGGAGTAGCACACTACGTGTCGATGTTCAAAAAGAGCATCAAACCCGTGGAGCCCGCTGCCGACAAAACCACTGAGCTTGAACTTCAAATTCAGCCGAATCGTAGTGCCGCAAGCACACCTCCTACCTCTCAAAAAGGTAAGGTCTACACCAACGCAGACATCGAAAAGATGTTCCGCAAGGCGACTGATCTGGGTGTCAAGGGGCGCGTCGACGAGGCAAGGAAACTTGAAGCTGAAATTGATGCTGCGTACATGGAAGGTCGCGTAACCGCGTGATCCGTGAGCAAAGCACCTACCCCAACCTGTTTTATTTAGGAGGCCATCATGGCTGCTGTTTTCCCCGTTACCGGCTCTGGTGCATTTGACACCAACCCATCGTACTCCGGCGCTTTCATCCCGACCCTGTGGTCTGGCAAGCTGTTGGCCAAGTTCTACCAGAACACCATGTTGTCTGAAGTCACTAACACTGACTACGAAGGCGAGTTGAAGAACCAAGGCGATACCGTGCGTATCCGTCTGGCTCCTTCGATCAGCATCTCTGACTACACTGTTGGCCAGAACCTGTCCTACGAAGTGCCTACCCCCAGCTTCCAAGACATGCAAGTCAACAAGGGCAAGTACTTCGGCGTGCAAGTCAACGACGTGTTGGCTTACCAGTCCGATATGAACCTGATGAACATGTTCACCGAAGACGCTGCCAAGCAGCTGAAGATCGCCATCGAAAACGAAGTGTTCTTCAACAGCTTCGTGACCGAAGGCCCTGCTGCTGCCAACGAAGGCGCTACTGCTGGTGCTATCTCTGCTGCCTACAACTTGGGCACAGACGTCGCTCCTATCGACCAAGCCACTCCTGAGAACGTGCTCAAGGCCATCTTGCGCATGTCCACAGTGCTGGACGAGCAGAACGTGCCTGAAGATGGTCGCTTCTTGATCTTGTCGCCCTATGACCGTCACCTGTTGATGCAGTCGAGCATCGCTCAGGCGTACTTCACTGGTGACCAGTCCAGCACCATCCGTACCGGCAAGATCGGTATGTTGGATCGCTTCTCTGTGTACGTGTCGAACCTGTTGCCAAAAGGCGAAGCTGGTAAGGCTCTGGTGGCTGGCTTGTCCGCCACTTCCACAGGCGGCGCTGTGTCCAACGCCAAGGCACGTCGTATGATGATCGCTGGTACAAAGGCTGCTACGTCTTTCGCCATGACCATCAACAAGACTGAGCCTCTGCGTAACCAGACTGACTTCGGCGACATCGTCCGTGGTCTGGCTGTGTATGGCCGCAAGGTTGTGAAACCTCAAGCCTTGGTCGTCGCTCAGGTTGGCTCTGCTAGCTGATCGGTGATACAGTAAAGGGGCTCTTCGGAGCCCCTTTTTACATTTTGGAGCACACAATGAACGCACTCGACCTCATGGCTCGCCTCGGCGGCGAAATCCTCAACAACAAGATTCGCGCCATCATTGACGGCGACATCGTCATCGTAGCCCGCATGGAAGGCGTTGACTGGGTCTACACGGCAGAAGGCCAAGAGTTGGCCAACGTACACTCCAACCAAGCCGTAGCCGAAGCTGCTGCGCCAAAAACTCGCAAAAAGGCAGCACCTGCGGTAGAATCTGACGACAAACCTGCGGAAACCCCCGCAGAAGAGCAAGCCACCGCTGCTGAATAAGGTAGCCCACCATGAAACCTCTGAGCGCTTTCTACCCGAGAATTCTGCCGTATCTACCCGGCTGCTCAGAGCCCATGGTGGATCAGGTTCTGGTCAGTGCTGCAATTGAGTTCGCAGAGAAATCTTTGACACTGCGCCAGAATCTTGATTCTTTCAAGACGTCCGCAGGCGTCGTGCAGTACGACCTAGACCCGCCGACAAGAAACCACGAAATTAGCCGCGTCATGGGTGTGACGGTTGACGGCGAAGAGTTGCAGCCCGGGTTGTTTGAGGCTATTCGCAACGACATGCCGACCGGACGGGCGAAGCCAATCGGCTTTTACTCTGACCGCACGGACAACTCGCTCACATTGATGCTGTCGCCACCGCCAGACGGAACGTACACCGTGGTAGTGGCGGTGAACCTTCGTCCTACGCGTGCCGCTACGCAGCTAGACGATGATCTGTATGACATCTGGATCGACCCTATCGTGTCGAATGCAATCGCTCGCGCTATGCAGATTCCAGACCAACCATTCACAAACTTCGCACAGGCTCAGTACCTGCTGGACTCCGCTGCGAGGAAGACAAACAATTCGCGCATTGAGGGCAATTACGGTATGGTCCGTGGCTCTATGCGCGTACGCGCCCGCCCTTTCGCTTGAGGTAAACCATGACTATTGCTGCTCAATCCATCATCCGCCGCGTTGTTGAGACAATGCAGGACAATACGTCCATTCGTTGGCCTGTGGCCGAGCTGGTGCGTTACCTCAACGACGGACAGCGCGAAGTAGTGCTGTATCGACCAGACTCGATGGTGACCAACGCATCGGTTACATTGGTCGCTGGTGCCAAGCAGTCCCTGCCCACCAACGGCGCAAAATTGATCGACGTGGTCCGCAATACTGGTGTCAACAAGCGCTCTGTGCGTATGACCAGCCGGACAATTCTGGACACACAAAGCCCCAACTGGTACAACCTCGCTGGCGTGACAGAGGTGCTGCACTACATGTACGACCCTCGTGATCCACGTGTGTTCTACGTCTACCCACCAGCTGCCGCATCTGGCGCATCGGTGGAGGTTGTGTACGCAGCGTACCCCACAGACATCACTGAACCTGCCGACGGCGCGTTGTATTCCGCTGTCACTGGCAACATCACCCTGCCAGATATTTACGGCAACGTGCTCACAGACTATATCCTGTACCGTGCATACACTAAGGACAGTGAGTACGCTGGTAACGCGCAGCGTGCGCAGGCGCACTACGCAGCCTTCCAAGGTGCTCTGACGGCTGAGATGAATGGAACAACTGGCGTCGCGCCAAAAGTGTGAGGTAGCACATGGCTGAAAAGATCAAACTGGTGCAGGGGGATAACCTCCCCTATATCCGCCTCACGCTCACCGACCCGACAACTGGCGCGGTTATCAACCTGTCTGATGCCAGCATAACGGTCAGGGTGTACTTTCGCGCCGCTAACACAACAACCGTACTGAACACCCTTACTTGTACGAAGGTGGACGGCGGTACGACAGGTCAGGTAAGATTCAACTTCCCGAACGGTGTACTCGATGTCGAGCCGGGCCTTTACGAAGGCGAAGTCGAGATCGACTTTGATGGGCAGACTCAGACTGTCTTCGAGGTTCTTAAGTTCAATGTCCGTTCACAGTTTGCATAAGGAGCAACCATGTCCGCAATGTCCGATTTTCTGGAGAACAAGCTGATCGACCAGCTGTTCCGTGGCCAAACCGCCCCCACCACCACTACGTTGTACGTCGGTCTGCTGACCGCAGCTCCGTCCGACGCAGGCGGCGGTACTGAAGTTACCGGTGGCTCGTACGCTCGCGTCGCTGTCACGTCGTCTCTGGCCAACTGGGCTGGTACGCAAGCTGCAGCCTCGACGGTAGCTTCGAGCGGTACCGGTGGCCAGACCAGCAACAACGCTGCGATCACATTCGCCACGCCAAGCGCCACTTGGGGCACTGTGACTCACTTTGGTATCTACGACGCATCTACTGCTGGCAACTTGTTGTTCTGGGGCGCTTTGACCATCAGCAAGACCATCAACCAAGCTGACACCGTTACATTCCCTGCTGCTTCGCTGTCGATCACGTTCGCCTAATGTGGTCTTGGGATGCAGCTCAATGGGTCACTACTCAACCAGCTCGCTCTCAACGAAGCGTCTGGTGAACTCAAACAGTTAGCTGCGGCGGTCTCCGTCGCAGCTACTGTGGCTGCACCCCTATCGAAGTCCCCTCGACTGGCCGGAGCGATTACCGGTGCAGTCAGCCCTGTTGCCGTTGCTTCACTGACCAAACGCCTCGCGGTCGCCGGTAGCGCGTCCGTCGGCACTGTAGCCAACATCATAGTCGGGTACAAGATCGCCTCTGCGCGGACGGTTACGGCGACTGTTGCGGCCAACGTATCTCTGGGGTTCAAGCTGGCTGCGGCTAGGACTGTCACAGCAGTCGCAACTGGTGCGCTATCCAAGACCACACGCCCATCGGCATCTGTCTCGGCTACGGCATCCACAGCTGGCGCTGCAAGCAAAACGTCGAGCCTTGCCGCCGCGATCAGCGTTGCGGCCACATCTGCTGCGGCCATCAGTAAAACCTCGCGCCAGTCTGCGGCAGCATCATCGGCTGCTACGGTCTCCGCAGCGCTAGGGGTAACCAAACGACCCAGTAGCGCCGTCACGACAGCCGTCACGGCTGCTGGAGCTCCCACTGCCGCGTACAAGATAGCCTCTGCCGCAGCTGTGTCGGCTACAGCGACGGTTAATTTGGGCAAGACAGTCCGACTAGCCGGGACTGTGGTGACCAGCGGTGTGACGGCTGGTGCGTCGTCGCTCACCAAGAACATGGCGTTCGCTGGGAACGCTGTGGCTACAACTTCTGCTGCTTCAGCGATCACGAAGACTGTTGCTGCCTCGGCCAACGCTACGGCGCTGTCTATCTCGACGGCCAGCCTGATAAACCCACTGCAGGCGCTCAATACAGTCGCAAGGGCCACCACAGCTGGCGCAGCGGCTCTGACCAAGCGCATGGCGGTCGCCGCCTCTGCGTCGGCCACGACAAGCGCCACTGGTGCGCTGACCAAAGTGATGGCAGCCTCGGGCAGTACGTCAGCCACAACGTCGGCCATGGCGTCGCTCGACCTGAAGTTCAGCGGCGCTGGAGCAGCCACAGCCGCAACGACAGCCGCAGCAGCTTTGTCTAAAAACATGGCCTGCGCAGCAGCAGTAACGCTCAGTGTGACACCTGCAGCCGCAGCCATCACGAAAAACCTGAACATTCAGGCCCAGACGGTAGCCACAACGTCTGGCTCCGCAACGCTGACCAAGCGCATGGCTGTGGCGGCAGCTGCCGTTGCACAGACAGCCGGTACTGCTGCGCTGACCAAGAATATGGCCGTAGCAGGTAACGCCACTGCGGCTACGACTGCACTGCTGGGCGTCCAAGTGCGTATGGCAGCCGCCGTGATGGCGCAGGCCACTGCCGCCGCGCAGATGAACGTCAACAAGCGCATCTCTGGCGCTGGTGATGAAGTAACTACCGTGGCTGCGGCTCTTCGGCTGACTGTCGGCCTCTACGGAGTATCGGCAGCGCAGGCCAGCGCTGCTGGCACAACGCTGTACATCAGCAAGAACGCCAACGGATACGCACTGGCGCAGGCAGTTGTCGTCAATGCGCGTTTGAGTCGGTTGTTCATCTATGGTGGTGCTTCAGCAGACGTATTTGTCAGCGACTTGGGTGCAGGCGTCGAAGTGCTGTCTTTGGGGCTTGACGTCGCTTCTGGAGATATTGGCATTGGCGACGTGTACTATGCTGATATTGACATCGCTGCTGAGCTCGAAGACGCAGGCATGGGCACCGTGGCTGTACAGGGTGCTGAAGCAACGGCTACACTTGAGACTATTGAAATGCTGAGGGTTGCATAATGCCTGTCTTGTACGCGAACAACGCAGCCTCACGGCTTGCTGCATCCATCACCAACGTCGCCACCAGTTTCTCGGTAACGGCGGGCCACGGCGCGAAGTTTCCAGTCATCTCTGGGGCTGATTACTTCTACGCCACGCTGATGGACTCTGCGGGCAACCTCGAGGTTGTTAAGGTCACAGCCAGAGCCACTGACACGTTCACCGTCACCCGTGCTCAGGAGGGCACAACCGCTCGCGCATACGCCGTCAACGCCATCGTTGAGCTGCGCATCACCAAGGCGATGTTGGACGACTTCAAGACGGACACTCGCACCGGGTATCTGCCATTGGCAGGTGGCACGCTGACTGGCAATCTTAACGTTAACGGCAATCTTAACGTCGGTCTCGGCGGCGGAGACCTGACGATCCGTGCCACAGTCGGAAACGATCTGGGTGACTTGGTTTGGGCCGATTACGCAGGCACAGAAAAGCACCGCCTTTGGGATGGCAGTACGGGTTTGCTCTACCGCAACAACGGCGGCACAGGCTATCTGCTGATTCACGCGGGGAACTACAACAGCTATGCGCTGCCTTTGAGCGGCGGCACGATCACGACCTCTGGCAGCTCTGCAAGCGTAACCATTCAGGACACAGGCACCAACGGTGCAAACATCCGCTTGATTGGTAACGGTGCGACCACGCCGAACAAGTTTATCCGTTCGTTCAACGGGAACTTGGAGATCGTCAACAGCGGATACACAGCGGTAGTGCTTTCTGTGACCGATGCAGGTAACCTTACTGCTAATGGTAACGTCACAGCCTTCTCAGATGAGCGCCTGAAAAAAGACTGGGCCGCACTGCCTGCTGACTTCATCAAACGCTTGGCTGCTGTGAAGAGCGGTACCTACACCCGCGTCGACAGTGGTGAACGTCAGGCAGGCTCGAGCGCTCAAGACTGGCAGGCCCTGCTGCCAGAGGTAATTAGCGAAGGCGCAGACGACAACAAGACCTTGGCTCTGGCCTACGGTAACGCTGCACTGGTTTCTGTCGTTGAGCTGGCCAAGGACAACCTCGAGCTGCGTGCTCGCATCGAGCGCCTTGAAGCGCTGGTCGAGAAGTTGATCGGAGACTGAGATGACGCTACCAGCATCAGGTGTTATCTCGCTTGGCAACAACACAGGCGACACCACAACCATCAGCGTGAACCGGGAGCTTGGAAGGGCATCTCCTTACCAACAGCAAGTCGCATTAGATGATGCGGTTGTACGCTCGCTCTTTGGTGTGGCCAGCGGCACAGTCAGCATGAGCAACGGGTACGGTAAAAGCTTAAGCACAGGTGCAGTAGTTTACGTAGGTGCTACATACGCTGAATCTGCAGCCACTTCTTGGAGCATTACTGCTCCAAGCGGTAATGTAGGCGACATGCTAGTGCTAGTTCTAAACATGATGAACGCACGTGCGTCTGTAAACGCCATTTCTGGGTGGACTGAATTAAGAGACGACTCTTTTAACGCTATTATTTATAAAATAGCAACAACCACAAGCGAATCTGTGACCGTGCCTCTTGATAGGACACACACTGGTGCCAGTGCAGCCTTGTTTAGATTTAGAGGCACCAACTCCTTACCTGTTGCCAGTGCAGCCGTTGCTCTTGCTTATGGAACTGGTACAACCAGTACAACAACCCTAAACTCAGTAACAGCATTTACCGGCTCTTGTGTTTTAGCATGTTTTCACATGGCTGTTGAGTCTACTACGTACTCTACTCCTTCTGGGTTTACAGCAACGTCAATAAATGATTCAAATGCTACATTGCCTTCATCTTCTTACTTTACTTCATCTCCAGCCGCTGGCGCAGTAAGCCCAGCCTCTAACTTTACAAAGCCATCAACAGCATCAAGTGGTGGTGGGGTGTTAATTGCAATTCACCCTACTGAAGTTAACCCACCTACAGTAACGTCGATTAGTCCAAACAGTGGTACAGCCACAGGCGGTACTTCCGTTACGATCACCGGAACTTACTTTACAGGAGCAACCGCAGTTTCAATTGGAGGTACTGCAGTATCATCTTTTACTGTGGTTAGCTCTACATCTATAACAGCTACCACAGCAGCTCGTGCATCTGGTTCAGGCTTATCTGTACTTGTAACTACGCCTTACGGTACAAACGCAGCAAATACGTTGTTTACGTATACCGCTGTAGCACCTACCGTTACAGCCGTTCAACCTAGCACAGGAAGTACATCTGGTGGTACGGCGGTCGTAATAACTGGAACTGATTTTACTGGAGCGACTGCGGTTTCCATAGGGGGTACAGCAGTTACTTCGTTTACGGTAGTTAGTACCACTAAAATTTTTGCCACTATAGCTGCAAGAGCGGCTGGTTCATCACTGTCAGTGCTTGTAACAACACCCGCAGGGACTAACTCAGCAAATACCTTGTTTACATACGCCGCCACTAGCATAACCGGTACTATTACCTACTCGTTGGGAACTGGCGGGGTCGGCGGAACAAACAACGTCTCAGGTGGTAGTGGTACAGCCAGTACTTTTACTTACAACTCTGTTACACACACAGCAAACGGCGGCACAGGTGGTGCCTACAATACTGCTGTAAGTTCTACTGGTGGAACAGCCACTGGAGGCATTGAAAATTCCACTGGAGGTACTTCACAAGCAACTACAGGAGACAGAGGCGGTACTGGAGGTGGGGCTATAAACGGCGGTAACGCTATATCAACTAGCACTGCTGGCGGTGCCGGTGCTAGTGCTGTGGACTTCTATGGACTAAGTGCTGCGCTAACAAGCGCCTCTTATACACTTGGCGCGGGCGCAGCCGGTGGTGTAGCTGGTAGCACCGGCACTGCCAACGTCAACAATGGATCAAGTGTCGCAGCTACAGCAGTCGGTGCCGGTGGTGGAGGTGCTGGGTATTACGGCGGCAATGGCGGCAATGGCGGTCCCGGTGGTGGCGGTGGCGGTGCTTCAGGTTATACGGCCATTAACATGAAAGGCGGAGACGGCGGCGCAGGTCTTTTAGTAGTAAGAATAAATAACTCTACTACCACTGTGCTAACCTCGGGTACTTCGTACGCTATACCAGCTGGTACAACTTCAATGAGAGTTTGGCTAATCGGCGGCGGCGGCGGCGGCGGCGGCGCTACTAACGTCGATGCAGGTTCAGCAGCCGGTGGTGGTGCCGGAGGAATTGTGTTCAGGTCTTACTGACAAAGGAAGCAAAATGCCAGCAACATTTACTCTCGAAGTAAACAGCATACGTACTACAGATGTAGGCCCTATGCAAAAGGTGATAAAACATGTGGAATTTACAGTGAAAGGGCACTACCCAGAAACTGAAATACACTTTGAACTACCACAAACTGTTACTCTTTCAGACCCTCAATCGGAGTCTTTTTTACCGCTAGAGCAAGTCACAGAGGCTGACGTAGTGTCTTGGGTACAGAGTAACTTTAGTGGCCTAGACAGCGTGAAGGCTCACATTCAATACGTGTTAGACATAGAGAATGCAAAATCAGTACTGACAACAACTCCTATGCCTTGGGCACCTGTAGTTGAGCCTGTCGTCCCAGACGCAGCGCCTTGAGCTTGCCCGCAAATATGCCTTGTGGCATATAATTGCGCCATCGTTTTTCGAGGTCTGACATGGACAACCAACAGCTTTTCAACATCGTAGTTTCGGTCGGAGGCTTCTTGGCTGTCTACGTCTTCAACAGTTTGACTCGCACGATTCAGAAGCTGGAGGACAAGGTGAACGATCTGCCGCACACCTACCTTGCGAAAGACGATTACCGCTCAGACATCGCCGAGGTCAAGGCGATCTTGAAGCAGATTTTTGACAAGCTGGACGGCAAGGCCGACAAGCAATGAAAGACTGGGCCGTTAGCTTTATTGCAGCGGCCTGTCTCGTAGCTTTTGTTGTGTTCTGCGCTCGTGAAATAATTTTGTTGGTCCGTGGAGTTGTTTGATGGAACCGATCACACTTGCTTTAACGGCAATGGCGGCTGTCCAAAAGACTGTCTCCCTCATCAAACAAGCGTCCAAAACAGCGGATGATGTGCGCAGCCTTGGCCCTTTGCTGGGCAAGTACTTCGAGCAAAAGCACGAGGTCACCAAGGCCCTGAAAGTCGCCAAGAAGAAGGGCGGCTCCAACATGGGGCAGGCCGTTCAGATCGAGCTCGACCTCAAGGCTCAGCGCGACTTCGAGGAGCAGGTCAAGGGTCTCTTCTTCCCCAACAACATGGACGTCTGGAACTCCATCATGGTGCGCGTCGCCGAGATGGACAAGCAAGACAAGATCGACGCTCAGCTGGCCCGTGACAGGGCTTTGCGGGCTAAAAAAGATCAGGAAGAGTTTGTTGAGATTCTGATCGTTGTGGGCGGCGTTGTGCTGGTCTTCTTGCTGGTTGGCTTCGGCGCATACCTCGTGATGTATGGGATGAAACGATGAAACTCGCTGCCTTGTTGTCCCTGCTGCTGTTAACTGGCTGCGAAGAGCGGTACCGGTATTTCTGCCAGAATCCAGATAACTTCCATGCGGTTCAGTGCCAGAAGCCGCGTTGTCAGTTCACACAGACATGCCCTGAGTACATGGTCGCGCCTATCTTGGAGAAGCAAATTGAGCAAACTAAACCTGCGGAATCACCGACACCTGTCCGCTGAACAGATTGAGGTTCGCGTTTGGGGATTTGTAGTCGTCATGATTACATTGATCCTGACGTTCATTGTGTTCGCGCTGCTCTATTCGGTGACGTTTGTCACGCAGCCCATCAAGTCGATGGCTCCCATCGACCAAGCCTACACCAAGATGCTCAACGACATCGTGTTGCTGATAGTAGGTGGTATTGGTGGCATCGTTGGTAAGCGTGCTGTGGGCAACGCAGTCAACAGCATCACAGGAAACACACCTCCGGCAGCGCCCACGCCTGTGCCTACGCCGCCCAGCCCCACACCTCCAGCGCCCGTTGCGTCTGTGATGCCGAACTTCAACTGGATGGGCTTCAAAAACCCTGAGCTGGATGAGAGCTGGACTCCCGGCCCACCACCTACAACGCCCCCTGACCACCAAGAGCCTGACGACGACCGCGCTGAGATAGCCCTCGCCCGCAAGGAGTCAACATGACGTCAATCCAACGGACAGCACTGGCAGTGTTTGTAGCTCTACTGGTGGTGTTCGGGATTTACAAGTGGGGCTATGGCCGTGGCTGGGGTGACCGGAATGCAGAGATGCAGCTTGAGATCGCTCGCAAGAACGAGGAAGCCCGCGCCAAGGAGCAGGAGATGGCCAAGGCCGTGGCTGACAAGGAAGTGGAACTACGAAAGGCAAACGATGTCATCAACAAAAAGCAAAATGATCTTAGTGCTGCTATTCGTGCTGGCCGGGTGCGCCTCCCCGCCCCCAGTTGTCCACAAGCCAGCCCAAGTGCCCCCGCTCCCACTGGAGATAGCAACCAAGCGCGAAGCGAACCTGACAGAGCGCCTGACCCGGCTCCTGATGCCGAGCGAGCAACCCTCGAAGCCATCGCAGAAATAGTCGCCCAAGGCGACCGAAACACCGCGCAGCTCAATGCCTGCATTGACTCGTACGCAGAAATGAGGAGAATCATCAATGGTAACCCCTGAGCAGCTCAAACAACTACACATTGATCCCAAGTGGGCTGATCCGCTCAACGAGACTTTTGAGCGCTTTGGCATCCTCACGCCACGCCAGCAGGCAGCCTTCATTGGTCAGTGCGGGCACGAGAGCGGCAACTTCCGCGTGCTTGAGGAGAACCTGAACTACCGCGCTGCCACGCTGCTCAAGCTGTTCCCACGTACGCCCAAGCGCACATGGGGCTTCACGCCAGAAGAAGCCGCTGCCTACGAGCGTCAGCCTAAGCGTATTGCGAACCGCATCTACGGCAACCGCATGAACAACCGTGACGAAGCATCCGGGGATGGCTGGCGTTTTCGCGGTCGCGGAATTTTGCAGTTGACTGGCTCGGCGAATTACTACCACGCAAGCAAGGGGCTGGGCGTGGACTTCATCATGGAGCCCGATCTGGTGGCCACACCGCAGTACGCTGCGCTGACAGCTGGCTGGTTCTGGAGCACCCAGAAGCTGAACGCCATTGCTGAGACCGGGAATAATCTGGCACTGACCAAGAAGATCAACGGTGGCACAATCGGCCTAGATGACCGAATCAAGCACACAGACCAAGCTCTGGCCCTTTTAACCAATCCCAATTACAATCTGGCGTAACCTAGTCGCAGGAGCCCACCATGCCCAAGAACACCCGCCGCGTATCCTTTACGCGAAGCATCACGTACACCACCACTGTTGACGTTCCGGGCTACCCCGAAGAAACCGATGCAAACCTGTTGATACTGTCTGGCGGCGCTGCAGGCAACACTGGCACGCTGTCTATCGGCGAACTTCTTGCTGGTTCTGCGTCTACCAACGGTATCGTGTCCAAGACTAACTGGTCTGCTACCGGCACGACGATCAACGTCGAAGGCTATTTGTCACGCCCTCAGAACACCGCGCTGACACTTGGCACGCGTGTGGCTTCCGTGTCGCCTCCCACAGGTTACTCTGGCGCGATTGCGAAGATGTTCGTGGTGACCGCCGCTGGAACTACTGCCAACGTGGCTACAGAGCCAAACTGGGTTTTGACCGATGGCAGCACAACCACTGACGGCACGGTCACGTTCCGCACGATCCCCAAGTTCCCTACACTGCTGACGTACCCAAGCGCGGCCACGGCTTACACCGCTGGTCAGATCGTGCGCCCCAGCGCAACGTCGCTCAAAGAGTTCTTGGTTATCACAGGCGGAACTACTTCAGCTGCTACAGCGTTCTTGACCAACGACACAGTTGGCACCCAGTTTACCGACGGCGCTGTGTTCGTGTGTATCGCTGGTGTGCGCACATTCGCCAACCTGACAGCTTATGGCCTTGGCGACGTGGTCAAGCCTAGCGCCGGTTCGTCGCAAGAGTATCTGGTCACCGTCGCTGGTGCATCCGATGCAGGCACTGCGCTTTCTGTGGCATCTGTTGGCAGCACACAAACAATCGGCACGGTGACATTCAAACGGATGGTGTGATATGGCAATCTTTCGGTTCGCAGGTTTCCTCGGCGAAAACCGAGCGGTCGAGCCAAAGCTCTTGCCCGATTCGGTCCTCACCACGTCTATCAACCAGAAGCCCGGTCGGGGAGATTTGCGCTCTTGGCGCAACCCCTCTACTGTGGCCACTGTGCCATCCGGTCGGCAAACAATCTACCGCATGGGGCGGGATGTAGCCACTGACAGCCAGTACTGGTTGTCGTGGACTGGTGTTGTCCACGCTGTCCGTGGTTTTTCTTCAAACGACACCACTGAGCAGACGTACTTTACTGGCGACGGCGCACCCAAGTTCACCAATAATCTGGCACTGGACGGCGCAGACCCTCAAATCAATCCATCGGTCACTAGGCCGATGGGCCTGCCTGCCCCGGTTACGGCTCCAACTGTTGTGGGCACGAACTCAGGCGCGACAACCCCTACAGTCGAGACATATTTCTATGTCTACACCTACGTCAACGACTTGGGCTGGGAATCAGCTACGTCGCCTGTAAGCGTAGAGGTTACTCGGGATAACCAAGGCAGTACAGCCATAAGTTCTTTTGCTGCGCCGCCAGCTGGCAACTACAACATCACAGCCATTCGCATCTACAAAACGCAAAGTGATTCGTCAGCCAATGCTGACTTCTACTTCTTGCGTGAGATAACCATTGGCACGTCGACGACGACCGACGACAACCGAGCGATCAGCGAACTGCTTACGACAAGCACGTGGCTACCTGCTCCCGGCGTGCCTACTGGTGGGATCGCCAACACCACTGAGCCAACCATGACGTTCTTGACGCCCATGTGGAATGGCATGTTGGCTGGCATCGTGGGTAACTCTGTGCGCGTGTGTGAGCCGTACGTTCCGTACGCTTGGCCCGCAGCTTATGACGTTGTGCCGCCAGACGGCAAACCCGTAGGTATCGGCGTATTCGGGCAAACTATGCTGGTGTTGACCACCTCCCGCCCCGTGCTTGTCAATGGCTCTACGCCTGACGGCTTGGATCAGCAGCGTGTGGAAATGCCGCAAGGCTGCGTATCGTCTCAATCCATTGTGAGCATGGGCTCCGGTGTCGCGTGGGCGTCGGAAGACGGCTTGTGCTGGCTGGGCTCTGGTGGCCCCCGTATTCTCACGGCTGGCATCATGCTGCGCGAGGACTGGCAGGCGCTGGTCCCCAGTTCCATCATCGGCTGTATGTACGAAGGTTTGTACTTCGGCAGCTACGACGACGGCACTGGCCGCAAAGGGTTCTTCATCGACCCCGGTAACCCACAGGGTATCTACTTCATGGACACCGGTTACTCCGGCATGTACTTTGACGAGCTGCGTGACCAGCTGTACGTTCTGGACGGCGTAAACGTGAAGAAGTGGGACGCAGGGTCTACGTTCATGACTTACCGCGCCAAGAGCAAAGTTTACAAGCAAGGGTTCCCGCTCAACTATGGCGCTGCTGAAGTGGTTGCCAGCGCGTACCCAGTCACATTTCGCTTGTATGCGGACGGTGTTCTCAAGCATACTGAAACGGTACAGAGTCGTTCGCCGTTCTGGCTGCCTTCTGGATACCGGGCGTTCGACTACCAAGTCGAGGTAGAAGGTACCAATGCAATTCAAGGCGTAGCTGTTGCCAGCAGTAAGAAGGAGCTCGCCGACGTATGAGCCGTAACGATATACCCAGCGAAAACTCGACGAACTTCAATGCTCGCATGCGCGAGACATTGATGACGTACCTTGGAAAAGTGGGCGACCCACTGGATCGTGGCGTTACGCTGCGTGACTTGGTGGATTCGGGCATCGTGACCATTGCCAACTTGTCTTCAGCCAGAAGAGCAGGAGCTCTGTCGCTTGACGCTGGAGAAAAGACACAAGCCGGTGCGACGCCTGATCTGACTCCGCCACCTACGCCGACTGGGTTCACGGTTGCTGCTGCGATTACCAGCATATTCATCGAACACGACGAACCGTTATACACGCAAGGCCACGGCCATTTGCGCACACATGTCTATGGTGTTGTGCGGTCCCCCGGTGACCCAGTGCCTGTGTTTGCCGATGCTGCGGAGATCACGCAGTTTTCAGGGCCTGTTTCATCTTATGCTACCAATCCATCTACGGTATGGCACCTATGGATCAAGTGGGAGAGTGTTGATGGCGTCCTCAGCGCCTCCCCTGCAGGTGGGGTCAACGGGCTTGTGGCTACCACTGGTCAGGACGTCTCGTTGTTGTTGCAGGCACTGACTGGCCAGATTACTGAGTCTCAGCTTTTTTCGTCTCTGAGTGAGCGCATCGACCTTATTGACGGGCCAGCTACGCTTGCCAACTCTGTCGCGTATTTGCTGGGCGAAGAAGCTGCCCTACGAGCAGACGCAATAGCAGCTGAAGCGTTAGCACGTACCAATGCAATCGACGTATCCGCAGAAAATCTGCAAGACCAGATTGACCTGCTCTCGGCAGCGAGTGCTGGTGATGTGGGCGCACTGATTTCTTCGGTAAAGGCAGAACAGGATGCACGTGCAGCGGCGGACCTGAATTTCTCCACGGAAGTTAACACGCTTACTGTGTCGAACAGCGGCGTTCAAGCGGCGGTAAAGACTGAAGAGAATACCCGGATAACAGCGGACTTGAAAGAGGCTACGCGGTCAACGACGCTTATTGCGCGGACTGGTGAACTCACTGCTGGCGTGTTTAACGAGGCCGTGGCGCGTACCACAGCAGACTCTTCACAGGCTGCGCAGACTCAGGTGCTGTTTGCGTCGTCAGGACAAAACACAGCCGGGCTTCTGGATGTGGTCAAAGCTCGTGCCAACGACTCAGCTTCACAGATAGCGCAGACTTCGTACCTTGTGGCACGTACAGCTGAGACCACCTCGGGTTTGCTGGCTGAGACCGCTGCCCGGTCCACAAGTGATTCTGCGCAATCGTCACAGGTTACGTCGCTGTTCTCCGCCGTTGGAGCCACCACTGCGGGTTTGACCACAGAAACAACCCTTCGCAGTGGCGCAGACTCTGCACAAGCCGCACAGACTTCAGCCTTGACCGCATCATCTGGTCAGAGCATTGCTGGACTGTTGATCGAGACCACCGCACGTGTCACGGGCGACTCCGCCCAAGCCGCGCAGACTTCTGCTCTCACAGCAGCGATAGGCGCGAACGTATCCAGCTTGCAGACCGAGGTGAACGCACAGGCAACACAGGATTCCGCACAGGCTTCGCAAACATCGGCTTTGACGTCAGCTGTTGGCGCGAACATCGCTGGACTGCAGACTGAGGTGACCACACGCAGCACCAATGACTCCTCACAAGCTGGGCAAACGGCAGCGCTGACCGCGTCAGTCGGGGAAAACATCGCTGGGCTTCAGGTTGAAACCTCTGCTCGTGTCACGGGCGATTCCGCCCAAGCCAACCAAACCTCGCTCTTGTCGGCTTCGTTTAGAGCCAACACCGCTGCATTGCAGACCGAGACGCTGGTACGCAGCGCAGCCGACTCCTCGCAGCTCAGCCAATACACGTCGCTTACAGCCTCCGTTGGAGCGAACATCGCTGGGCTGCAGACCGAGACAGATGCTCGTGTGACTGCCAGTAGTGCGCAAGCATCACAGACATCGCTTTTGGCCGCTGAGCTTGGTGCTACAGAAGCAGCGCTGCAGACAGAGGGGCTGGTAAGAAGCACAAGCGATCTGGCTCAGGTTAGCCAGCTGTCGACTGCAGTCGCTTCACTCGGAAACACCACTGCTTCGGTGGCCACCGAAGTACAAATCCGCGCTACTGCGGACAGCGCCAGCGCAACGCAGATCAACCAGCTGCAGACCAGTGTCGGTAGCAGTACAGCCGGTCTTGCCGTAGAAAGAGCTGTAAGCTCCTCCGAGAATCTGGCCACAGCCTCACTGGCTACAGCAGCTACGGCGGTCACTGGGGCCAACACAGCAGCAATTCTGAACGAGCAAGTTGCTCGTACGACTGCCACACAGACTCTTGCTTCCATAACCACTGGTGTCGCCACACTTAGCGCGGCCAGCAACTCTGCTGTGCAAGCCGAACAATCTGCCCGTTCCACAGGCGACAGCGCAAATGCAGCGCAGGTTCAGACACTGACCGCTGGCGTAGGTAGAGCGGCCTCTGGCATTCAGACGACACAGAATGTCCTTGCAACGCAAGACTCCGCTACCGCTGGCCAGATTCAGGCTGTGGCAGCGTCTACTGGTCAGAGCACGGCAGCTGTGCAACTGGAGCAATCAACGCGGACCACTGCCGACAGCGCAGTTTCCAGCGCAATCAACACAGTGCAGTCCCAGTGGGGTACGAATACGGCAGCACTTCAGGTCGAAGCCAGCACCCGGGCTACCCAGACAGGCCAACTGTACGCACAGTACACCGTCAAGATCGACACCAACGGCTATGTGTCAGGTTACGGCTTGGCCACAACTGCTGGTACTGCACTGCCCTCAAGCTCTTTTGCTGTACGCGCCGACACGTTCTACATCGCCAACCCAACTGGGCCGGGTGTTGCACCGGCTATGCCGTTTATTGTTCGCACCACTGCTACCACCATCGGTGGCGTGGCCGTGCCTGTTGGCGTGTACATAACCGACGCGTTTATCCAGAACGGCACGATCAGCAACGCCAAGATCGCAAACCTTGCAGTCGACGTCGCCAAGATAGCTGACCTGACCGTCACGGCTGCCAAGATCGCAAATGCAACCATCACCGCTGCCAAGATCACAGATGCGACCATCACCGCTGCCAAGATAGCTGACGCGACCATTACGGCGGCTAAGATCACAGACGCGACCATTACCGGTGCAAAAATCGCCGACGCGACTATCACGGCTGCTAAGATTACAGACGCGACCATTACGGCGGCTAAGATTACAGACGCGACCATCACCGGTGCAAAGATCGCTACCGCAACAATCACCGGCGCAAAGATCGCTACCGCAACCATAACAGATGCCAATATAGCTAACGCCGCAATTACGAGTGCAAAAATTGGTGATGCGCAAGTTGATACGCTTCAGATTGCTGGTAATGCTGTTACTGTTCCAGTGGCTGTAACAGGAGTAAACACAACGCCAAACAACAATACGTTTACTACAATGGGCACAGCAACTATTACCGTGCCTGCTGGAGTACAAGTTATTTGTCTTGCAACTATATCTACGCCGCTTTCATATGGTGCTTTTGAGTTTGCTTTTTACACGAGGATACTCGACCCAGATGGTATTGTAGTTGTGTCGGCTGGAACAGTAGGTAGCTTCCCAGCTGTGTCTGGGGTTGCTAGCAAGTCTGGTACATATTCAGTGCAAACCAGATTTGATCGACTTGGTGCTAGTGGCGCTAGTTGGACTACTACGTTTAATTTGACACTAATTGGCGCAAAGAGATGAACATTATCATTTACAAATTAAGTTCTGGCCAAGTATTGAGGCTATGTCAGTGCCCAGACGATCTAGCACAAGCGCAACTAGCAGTAGGCGAAGGTTACGTCAAGGGTACGTTGGATAGTTTTAGCTACTACATCCAAGACGGTGAAGTAGTTGATATGCCACCCAAGCCCGGTGAGTTTTATGTCTTCGACTACGGCACCAAACAGTGGGTGCCAGACCCAACTGCAGCGGATGCTGCAGCCAGAGCGCAGCGTAACGCGCTTCTCACTGAGTCTGACTGGACTCAGATGCCCGACGTAACGCTGGATACAAAGACCCAGTGGGCGACTTATCGCCAAGACCTGCGTGACGTCACAGATCAGCCCGGATACCCATTCGACATCGTCTGGCCAACGCCGCCTACGGCATAATCCACCCATGCCCCACCTTGTCTACGACCAGAAAGAACGCATCGGCGCATGGGTTGCCGAGCGGGTTGGACAGGGTGCTGACTGGGGCAGCTTCTACGCCATCGGCGTGGTGAGTGGTGACGAAATTCTGGCTGGCGTGGTCATCAACAACTACAACGGGGCCAACGCCACGTGCCACATTGCCATCGCACGACAGACCAAACAGATCGTTCCGCTGTTCCAAGCGGTGTGCGACTATGCGTTCCGGCACTGCGGGCTCAAAAGATTGACTGGCATGGTTCCATCAAATGAGCCTAAAATACTGGCATTTGACAAGCACCTCGGTTTCGAGGAAGAGTTCGTCATGAAAGACGGTGCCCCCGGTGCCGACATGCACGTTTTGGTAATGCGGCCTGACACCTGTCGGTGGCTGCGCAAGGAGTAAATTATGGGCGGTAAATCGCAACCAGCACCAGACTACACGCCAATGCAGCAGCTTGGCGCGGAGCAGCTCGCCTTTGCAAAGCAGCAGTATGGGGAGTTGAAGCCTATCGCCATGCAGATTGCCAACCAGCAGATAGCTGCGCAGCAGCAGCAGATGACGCAGGCCAAGGACTATTACGACTACAACGTGAATACGTTCAGACCGCTCGAGCAGGGCTTGGTAAGGGATGCGCAGAACTTCAACACCGAAGCCTACCGAACACAGATGGCCCAGAAGGCAGCTGCCGACGTACAGCAAGCATTCCAAGGTGCGCAAGGCCAGAGCAATCGTGAGATGGCGCGTCGCGGCATCAACCCTAACTCGACGGCTGCCATCTCCACCATGAACGCCAACGCGCTTCGCTTGGCTTCTGCTACCGCAGGTGCTCAGACCAACGCACGCAGTCAAGCCGAGCAGATGGGCTACGCCCGCCGTCTTGAAGTCACTGGCCTTGGCCGTGGCCTTGCTGGTGCAGCAAACGCCGCTTACGGCGGAGCAACTTCTGCAGGCTCCGCAGGTATCAACACATCCATGGCTCCCGGCTCACAGGCTATGACTGGCATGGCGCAAGCTGGCAACACGATGGGTACTGTGCTCAACAACCAAGTAAATCAGTTCAACGCTGGTCAAGCGGCTGAGGCAGAACTCTTTGGTACAGTGCTGGGCGCGGGCACAACCGCCGCATTCAAGTACTCCGACCGCCGCCTCAAGCAGAACATCGAGCTGGTTGGCCGTGACGAGCGCACCATGCTGCCTCTGTACGAGTTCGAGTACATCAACGGTTCTGGTCGCCGCTTCATGGGTGTCATGGCCCAAGACGTTGCTGAGTCGTACCCAGACATGGTCTTCACGATGCCTGACGGCTTCATGGCAGTTAATTACGCCGGTCTCGGCATTGAAATGGTGGGGGTGTAATCATGGGATTCGCATCAGGTTTTCAAGCTGGCCAACAAGCGGTCGAGCGCGGTATCAAGATGCGCGAAGAGGATGCCCTCAAGCGCAGCCTAGCTCAAGAGGCTGGCAAATACGGCGTCACTGAGGGCGCATATGGCCCCGGCTTGCAGGAGAACATCCAGCAACTTCAAGTTCTGCGGGAACGAGACCCGGCACAGGCTGCTGCGTACGACCAAGCCATCGGCGAATTGACCCGCCGTCAAGGTCTCACTGCGCCTGACTACTCTGTGGCCAGCGGCCCCACCGACTTTGCCACTCGCCAAGAAGCCCGCCAAGCGGCTGCCCCGCTGCGTGCCGAAGGTCTTGCCGGTGTGTATCGTCAGTATGGTGATGTGGCCAAAGCCGATGAGTTGGAAGCCCGTGCTTTCGACCAGCAGCGAGCCATTGCTCGCGAAGCCCGTGATGTAAAGGCGTTCGACACAGCGCAAGCTGCTGCGCAGCAGCAAGGTTTGCTCACAGGTGCCCAGCTCACTGACATTCAGCGCAAGCAGAACTTGCAGGCGGCGCTTGACCTCAGACTTGCTGACATTAACTCACAGACTTTTGAGAAGCCTGAGATGCGTACTCAAGCCGTCCTCAGTTTGGTCGAAGAGCTCCAAGGCCCACAGGCCGCTGCACAGTTGCGTGCAAGCTATAGCCAGAACGAGCTCAACGACATTTCGTTGCAAGCCAAGAAGTTCGACGAGGGCTTTCGCCAGTCTCGTGCCAAGGGTGTGATCCCTGCGCTGGAGTGGTTTGACGAGCAGAACACTTCGTTCAAGCTGGAGCGCGACCCTAAGAACCCGTTCCGCGTCATTCAGGTTAATACCGACGGTAGCCGCACCTTGTTTGCAGACGCCAAGAACGAGCGCGAGCTGGGCATGATTATTGACGCCAAGGCCAAGCCCGGTGGGTTTCTTGAATTGGCCAAGTTTGATCTTGACCAGAAGAAAGCTGATGCTGCTATACGGGCGAGTGACTCTACAGCGAACCTTAACGCAACTCGCGCAAAAGGTCTTGCGAAAGACTCCGCTACACTGACGAAACTTGACGCTATCGACCAACAGATCGAAGCGCTTACGCCAACTGAGATGAACGGACCAATAGGCCGTGGTTTGCTCATGCAGCGTAACGCTATCGTTGCCGGTGCCACAAAACAAGTGCCTGTCGGTGCTGCACCCCGCGCTGAGCGCCCCGCGCTTACCGAGGCTGAAGTCACTAGCCGTGCTGAGAAATACGTCAGCACGCGCCAAAAGAACCCGGACACTGGCAAGGTATACACACTTGACGAAGCTATCGATAAAGTTCGCGGTACACCCCCAGCACCGGGTACCCCAGCAGCTGCAAGAGCCAGTCTGGACGCGGTTTTGGGTGGGAGTGATCCGTTTGCTCAACCTGCCGCCGCTGCACGGCCATCGACAGGACTAAGTACGCAGCCTGCGCCAGCACGGAACGCCCCTGTAGAGCGGAACCCATATGTAGACGCACGTGGTCGCCCACTGCCAGTTGCTCCTGCTGGTGCGCCTTCAATCGCTTCGACCGCTATCCCTGCAGCCGCTTCCGCTGTAGAAGGCGCTGTTGGCACACAAGCTGCCGCAACTCGTTATTTGCAGGCTAAAATTGCACGGAACGAACCGTTGACAGCGACTGACCGCGCCAGAGCAGTACAGTTGGGGTTGATCCGGTAAAACCACGCAAAGGTAGCGCATGTACAACTTCGACGAAATCCGCAAACGGTTCCCAAGCGCACAGGGACTTAGTGAAAACCAGATCGTCGAAAGGCTGGCCAGCGCTTCAGGAGTCCCGTACGAGCAAGTTGCTGCCCAGTTCGGCATCACCAAAGATACCTCCAGCGGGTTCTTTGGTGGTGCACAGGACGTGGTCATCGAAGCTGCCAATGCCGCCGCTGGCCTTGTGGGTAGCGCAAGCGAGTTTGTCTCCCCCGGCAACCGGTTTAGCCGCGCCATCCAAGAGAACATCGTTGAGCCCGGTGAAGCGCGTCAGACAGTGCCTACGCAATTGGCGAAGCGCAACCTTGCTCGTGGATTGGAGTCCAGTGAGTTCGGCCCACAGGCACGTGCAGTTTACGACTATGTGACTGAGAACCCTCTGCTGGCGTTCGGCCAAGCCGCTGGCTCATTTGCACCCATCGGTCTGCCTATTCGCGGAGCGCAAGCGGCAGCAACTGGCCTTGGCCTTGGTGCAAAGGGCGCAGCTCGCACTGGTCTAGCTACTGGCTCCGTCGTCTCTGGCGCAGCTGCTGGTGGTGACGCTGCTGGCTCAGCCTATGAGCTTGTTATGAACACCCCTCGTGAGGTGCTGTTGGCGCACCCACAGGCACAAGAACTCATCAACTCCGGCGTCACAGACGAAGCCGCTATCTACGAAGAATTGGCCACACGTGCAGCGCGTCGCGCCAGCGTTGTCCCTGCAGCCATCGGAGCCGTATCCGGTGTCGTTGGTGCTGAGAGCGCCCTTGTCTCTCCTGTTCGCGGTATGCGCGGAGTCGGTCGCAAGGTGGGCGGCGAGTTCCTCACAGAGGCTGGCGAAGAAGGTGCAACGACTTACTCTGGCCGCGCTGCTGCGCAGGAGTACAACCCGGCAATCGACCCTATGGCTGGCGTCGCTGGCTCCGCGCTGCTTGGCGGTGTCATGGGCGCTGGTGTCGCCGCACCTATCGCATTGGCTCGCATGGAGCGCACGCCACAGGCGGAAACAGACCTCACGCAGCCAGACACAGCTCCCGTGCAAGAGACCCCTGCAGCAGAAGCACCAGTTGTGGAAGAAGCCCCGGCTTCTCCAATCATCTCTGCCGCACGTACCCTTGCCGACTTTGACCCCTACGCAGAGATTGAAGCTCGCGCAGCTGCTGGTCGCCCAATGTCAGAGGCAGAAGCTACGCAGTTTCTGTCGTCCACGCTTGCAGCGCAACGCGCTGGTCAGCAGTTCATGGACCTCATGCAGCAACAGCAAGAGGCCGCTGGTCGTATTGGCCAAGTGGGTGAGCAGTACCAGCGCATGGTTGGCCAGCGTGGTGACCAAATCCTACGTGCACAAGAAGCTGGTGAGTTGGCGCAACCCATCGTGTCCGGCTTGGAACAAGACTTGACCGCCCAAGAAGCGCCGTTTATCGCTGCGCAGCAAGCTGGTGCTGGCACACAGCAACTCCCCGGCATGGTCGCTGGTGCTGGTACGGTCGCGGACTACCGCCGCATCATGGACCCCAACGTCATGCAGCCTGTTGAGACTCAAGAGTTTCAGCCTGTTGAGCGCACTGCGCTGTTGCCACAGCAACCTGCTCCGTTCAGCAATATCCGCATGGATCGTCCCGGTCCAGCCCCCACACCTGCCCCCAGCAGTTTGCTTTCTGAGCGCCCTGCTGAACCCGTTACTCCTGTCGGCGCTCCAACTGCAGTTGCCGCCGCTTTGCCTGCTGCACCGGTTGCAGCAGGCGTTTCTTCTACCCCCGTAACTACCGGAGCACCCAGTGGCACTCAAGCCTCTCAAACCGTCGAAGCAAAAACGCAGCGAAAGAAAACACCAGTTACCCCCGCAGCCCCAGTCGTAGAAGACACGGCACCCAAGAACGTCTCCGAAGCCATCAAGGAAGACAACGAGATCGACCGTGTATTGAAGGCTGTTGAGGCTGAAGACGACAAGGCCGACAAGTTGTTTGCTTCTGTGACAGGCGATACCAAGAAAGCTCCGGGCAAGCCATCGCTGCCTACGCAGGTGTATGCTGCAATTCGCAACGCTATCTTGAATCCCGGCAAAGCTGTCGTGGTGCGCAAGGCCAAGTCGGTCGAGAAAGACGCAGCCGCTACTGAGAAGTACGGTGCCAAGGCCAAACGTATTGCTGATGCTGCACGCGAGTTTGCTGCTGCATACGAGACCTACGCCAGCCAGAACCTTGTACGGTCCGGTGAAGTGGTTAAACGTGGCCAGACCGCCGACGATGTTGTTGCTGGTAGAGCTACTCAACTCAGAGCAAACGCTGCCGCTGTCCAGCAGGCGCTGGCTAAGTTGGGTGAGGCCGTAGAGGGCAACGCCAAGGACGTCGAGGCTATTGTGCGGTTTGTCAAGGATCGTGCACAGAAGGAAAAGAAAGGCGACGCCAAGACTGTACAAGCTGACATTACGTTGTCTCGTGCATGGACTGCGGCCAAGAGCGAATCTTTCATGGGTGAACCTGACTTGCTGGCCACTACCGGCGCAGAAGTTCGTCAGTCACGCGAAGCCACCGCTCGCGGGGTCACGCCACAGTTGGTTGACGCAGCCACAGAAGGCTACAAGGTCATGGGTAAGGGCGAGGCTCAGAAGGGTCTCAATGGCATCCTGAACTACATCCGCACCGTCGGCACACCGTTTGAGAAAACTCTTGCACAAGCCATCAAGTTGGCTGTGGCTGGCAAAGCTCCGATCAACATCAAGTTCGTCAAAGACGGCATAGCAGAGTACGACCCCAAGACCAACACCATCACGATCAACGAGACCAGCAGCAAAGAAGTTGCGCTGCACGAGGCATTGCACGGTGCCTTACAGTGGTTTGTGTACACCAACCCTAACGCTGCTCAAGTGGTTGCACTCAAAGCCGCGCTTCAGCGCGTGGTGAATTACGACGGCAAGCTGCCGCCCAAGGCTGCTGATGCGCAGGCGGTGCTGAAGAAGACACTTGCTGGTAAGAGCAAGACTGCCGAACTCGACGCTGTGCTCGAACTCGTGTCCTACGGGAATACCCTTAACGACTTCCGACGCGCACTGCAAGGTATGGAGAGCGACGCTCCTCGCACCTTCGTCAAGTTTGCCAACGACGTCATGGACGCGATCTACGCACTGGTGCGCCGTATGCTCGGTGCTAAACAGTCTGTGGCTTCTGACGTCATGGAGAACACGTTCCAGTTGCTTGAAGCTGCACGCGCAGCCACGCAGGAAACAGCGCCGAAAAAAGGCAATGTACTGCAGGCAGCTATCGACACAACAACTGACGCATTTAAGCGCTGGTTCGGCGACAGCAAAGTTATAGAAAAGGGCGGCAAAGCAAAGGTCGTTTACACCGGCACATCCAAGGACAAGGACTTCACCGCATTCAAGGTGCCAAGAAACGGTGTGTGGTTTACGGACGACCCTAAAGCGGCGTCCCAGTACGCTGTAGAGAATGACAGCATTGGGTTTAAGTGGGAAGGCGGCAGGCCAGTCGAGGTTAACACTGCATCACGTGTTATTCCTGCGTTTTTGCGCGTAGAAAACCCATACACGATGACACCTGCAGACATGGCAAGGATCAATAAAGAGAACTACAAGAAAGCGCAAGGTGACTTTTTTGATACGCTGCGTGCCCAAGGCTACGATGGTGTGAATATGGGTGACGGCATCTGGGTTGTACTTAAAGAGCCAGCGCAAATTAAGTCATCTATCGGCAATCGTGGCACGTTCGACCCAACGTCCGGTAACATCCTCAAGGCTGAAGTCACGTCCTACGGTAAAACGCCTGTAGAAACTGGCACTGCTATACCCAGCAAAGAAGCTGACGCGATCAACCAGCAGTTTCAGAACCCGCTGACATCTGAGCAGTACAAGAAGCTCAGCACCACGCTGCTGCCAGAGCAAATCTCGTCTAAGTTTCTCTTCGACATGTTTGGCTGGGCGAAAGTCCCCGGCAAAGTTGAAGGCAACGCACGCAAGGTTTCCGACTACATCCAGAAGAACCACCCCGGTGCGGCTAAAGTCGCGTCGTGGGTCAACTCGCACTTCGGTCTGCAGTCTGGTGTGCGCGATGCGCTGATCCGTGCCAAAGACGACAAGCGTGGCGGCTCGATGATCTACAACCAGATCGCGCAGTACTTCACCAGTCTGCCCCCGCAGGAATCTGTCGCTGTGCTGGAATACATGGACGCCAAACTGGCCAACCTGCGCAAGCAAGGACCAGCGCCCGTGTTCCCCAACAAAGACGCGCAGATGAAAGACCTTGCTGACGCAACCATCACCAAGTGGTGGGAATACGCACGTGCCCTGCGCGATCCGAAGCAGCGCGATGCTTACGCTGGCATAGAGGCCGAAAACGGCAGCTGGTCGGGCGGCGTTAAGTTCTCCCAAGGTCTTGCGTTTGCTGAAAGCGTAGACAAACTCGCCAGCGCTTCGTTCGGTGTGCGCAACATCAGCCAGCTCATCTCTTCGCGCACTAAGAACGAAGTTACCGCTGATGCCATCACATTCCGCACTGACGCCAACGGCGACGCTATTTTGGACGACAAGTTTGTCGGCATGTACTTGCTCACGCCTGCGCTGAAGAAACGTCTGGACAACGCAACCACAGCCGCTGAAGCCTCTCAGATTCTTGCAGAGTTGAAGCCCGATGAGTTCATCTCGTCTGCCAAACTGACGACAGACGGCAAGCCCATGGTAAATGCCGAAGGCGTGCAGCTTATCCCCGACCGTAACTACCTGTGGGACGTGCAAGAGAAGGACAAAGGCGGCTACAAGTTCACCGCCCGTCTGGACGCCAAGCAAGCTCTGTTGGTGAAGAAAGGTCATGACCTCGGCCACGCTTTGCAAAACACGATGGCTATTCTGGCCAATAGCTACTCGGCCAACCGACTCACCGAAGCTCTTGCTGCGTACGAAGCCAAGACTCCCAATGCTGTCGCGTTCAACACGCTCGACGATCTGAACGCCATGCTCAACGGTGAGTACAAGGGCGACAAGTTTGTGCCTAACACCGAAGCTGCATCTTGGACAACCCGTGTCAAGCAGAACCAAATCGTGAAGTTGTCTGCAGACGAGGCCAAGTCTGAGACTGTCAAGGGTCTGTACCGCAACCGTAACCAGTGGGTGCAACTTCCACCCACTCCAACATACGGCGCACTGGCTGGCAAGATCGTCAACGGGTCTGTGTGGAGCGCCATCGAAGACATGAGCGACCGCAGGCCGCTGGTCAACTCTGCCATGTATAACGGCACCATGCGCTGGTTCAAGAAGGCCAAGACGATCTACAACCCTGCAACATGGGGTACCAACGTCGCGTCCAACTTTACGATGGCCATGATGGACGACATTCCGTTGCCCACGATTGGTTACGCCACCAAGCTGTATGTCGGCTACATGTTGCCACCTGCCATGGCCTCGAAGCTCGGCATTTCCTTGACACGCGAGCAGCAACAGTTGATGCTGGAGATCATGAAGACGAACGCCTTGCTTGGCGACTTCTCGTCTACTGAACTGAAGCAGTCGATCTACGACTCTATGCGCAGCACCATTGGCGACAAAGAGCAGGGCGTTGCAGAGCGCATCATGCAGTTTGCCAAGCTGGAAAAAGACCGTATCGAAGCCATCAAGAAGTACGCTGGCAAGGGCTCTGACGCCGTAGAACGCGCAGACCAGCTTCTCGGCGACTGGTACTCGATGCAGGACAACATCTTCCGTGTTGCCTCGATGCTCAACAACCTCGGCCAGCAGTCGCAGGCTGGCAAACCCATCGACGGCGAAGCCTACCGCCGCGCTGGTGACCATGCACGCTTTGCTTTCTTGGACTACGACATCGACTCCAAGGCCATCCGCATCATGCGCCAGACCGCGTTCCCATTCATCTCGTGGCCATATGCTGCAGCAAAGATGATCGGCAACGTCGCTGTTCACAAGCCATGGAAGCTGGTCAACCTGTACGCTGGCCTCTGGATTCTCGACGGCCTGACACAAGCGATCACAGGCGATGACGATGATGAGCTACGCGAATCTGGCCCAGAGTGGGCTCGCAACCGCCTTCTGTTTGGTATGGGTCCACACACGCACATCCGCGTGCCGTTCATGGGTGACTCTGAGAATCCTGTGTACTACGACCTCGGCAAGTACATCACGCCAAGCAGCTTCGGTGACCGCATCCCCAACGCGTTCTTGGGTCTTAGCTGGTGGCCATCGTTTGTAACACCCGGTGGCCCGTTCATCTCGTCTGCCATCTCTCTGATCGGCGGTGTTGACCCATACACTGGCAAGTCTTTGTCGCCTCCAACAGCTGACGACTGGGAAAAGCTCAGCGACCGACTGGCCTATGGCCAGAGTCTGTTCGCGCCCAACTTGCCGTTCTTGAACGCACGCGAGCTCGCAAAGGCTCAAGAGGCATTCACAGTCACAGAGGGTCGCAGCGAGAACTACAGCAGCCTGTACATGGCCCGCACAGCTGGTCTGCGTCTGTACGACTTCAACGTGCAGGGTGCACTTGACCAACAAGACCGGGCAGCGGCTGCCATCGAGCGCGAGTACAAAACCGAGATCGGCAAACTTAAGCGTAAGATGGAGCGTCTGGAAACTCCTGACTGGGATGAGTTCTTTGAACGCGAGGAAGAGCTTGTCCGACGTATGGAAGAACGCATCGCCAAGGTACGTGGCGGTAAAACCGAGGAAGAATGATGGCTAAGACACCAGCATGGCAACGCAAGGAGGGCAAGTCCGAAAAGGGCGGGCTCAACGCCAAGGGGCGTGCGTCATACAACAAAGCGAACCCCGGCAAGCCCGGGCTTAAGGCCCCTCAACCCGAAGGTGGCCCACGACGCGACTCATTCTGTGCCCGCATGGAAGGCATGAAGGAGAAGCTGACCAGTGCCAAAACTGCCAAAGACCCCAACAGTCGAATCAACAAGAGCCTGCGTGCTTGGAAATGCTAACCGGAGAATCCCATGATGCCCTTTAAAGGTAAAGAGTCGAAGAAGGAAGAAGCCAAGGAGATGAAATCCGCTGGCTCCAAGAAGATGTACATGAAGATGGAAAAAGCCGAAGGCAAGAAGTCCACTTCGTTCAAACCCTGCCCCGGCTGCAAGTCCCCTGCTAAATGCAAGGCTGCTGGCAAGTGCATGGCCAAGGGTAAGTAATGCCCTTCACCTCAGAGAAGCAAGCCCGCACTATGCGGGCCGCTGCGCATGATCCGGGCTTCGCAAAGAAGCTCGGCATCCAAGTCAAGGCTGCCAAGAAGATGGTAGCTCATGACAAGGCCAAGGGCGCAAAGCCCAAGGCCAAGAAGTAATCACTTCATCCGGGCCGACTTGGTCCGGGCAAAGGAGCGGTTTTGGGACTTCGGTACTGCACGCAAATTGCCGTTCCCATTACCGCCGCCTTTGGCAATAGGTGTCTTGTGGTCGACATCTTTGCCATCACCCTTTGAGACCACACCACGCTTCTCCATCTCAGCACGTGCAGCGTTGCGCTTCGTGCGGTTTGCGATCTGCTCGGGCTTGCCTTGGTAGTTGGCGTACTCTTGCTTGTAGTTGCGTGGCATGGTGATTCCTCAGTAAAGACCTTCGAGATAAGGCCGCTTGTAGTTTGGCCCCTTCGCTATTTTCCCATGCTCGTTGAAGATGGGGAAGCCCTCGTCGTTAAACTTGCTCCAGTTGGACCTCGACACTGCATCCACAGCGTCTGAGGTCTTCATGCCTGCACAGTGGCCTACGCCCACGGCAGTGACGATCTGGTCGGCTAGCGAGTCCAGAAACTCTTTGCGGTCAACAATCTCAGCACTCTCCATGTTCGCCTTGAGGCGATCAGCCAGCAGCACCAGCTCGTAGCGCAGGTTTGTCCACGTGGCATTGAACTTGACCGCGTCCAGCATCTCGATGAACTCCTCGACATGGCAGCCCAGCTGCACGTTCAGGTTCTCTGGCGTGGGCTCAGGACGAGACCTGCGGTGCCACAACTCAATGCTGTCAATGCTCATGCGGTTGCTCCTAAAACTGCGAGGCTGATCTTACTCTGTGCACGGGCCGATGTGCCCGTCAGGCTGTCGATAAAGCGTGGGTGGTTCAGGTTCACGATCAGGCACTGCATCTGTCCCGGTGCATGCTTGGGGCAGCCCTTGAACATGGTCACGCGCTCACGGCGGCGGATCAATGCGCTCTCGTCTTCCAGTTCCCGCTCGATGCGGTCAAGCCCGTCACGCTTTGTCTTGAGCCATTGGCGCAGGCGGTCGGCGTTAATGGCGATGCAGCTGCCGGGCATGATAGTTGTTTTGTCGTCGTACACGACTTTGACCCGGGCCACAGCCCTCTCAGGTGCTGGCAGGGTGACCTGCTCCACGCCCGAGCCGTAACGCTCTTTGCACTCCACCAGCTGGTCGTTGTGCTCGGCAAGGAACTGGCCAATGATGTCGAACACGTCAACCTTGCTGTCGATGGCAAACTGCCGTGTCTTCTTGACGTGCTCAATCAGGTACTGGATGGTGCCCTGCACATCGAACGGGAACAGGCCGAGCTTCTGGCCAATCCGTCCCATACCCCATGCAGCGATGATGGCCGTGCGATAGAAGCGCTCCTGCGGCTCGAACACGAAGCCAAACACTTTGTCGAACGAACGCTCTGCAGCTTCCCAGACAGCCTTCTGGCCACCGTTGTCGAGCACAGCCTGTACCAGCTCTGGGAATGCCCAGCCGTTGTTCTCAGCCATCAGGTCGAAGAACTCATAGCCATCGCTCTTGCCATCGGGCCGTGTAGCGACGAATGTGCGGTCGTGCTGGGGTAGCTCTAGGCATCGTGCTTTGAGTGGCTCGTTGCCCGCCTGTGCACCCTCGAACTTCTGGTGCAGGGAGATGTTCGTCGTCATCAGCGTCAGGCCGTTCCACGTAGCCGGATCGCGCAGGTCACGGTCCTTGGTCATGGAGACTTTCTCACGCCCCATGCTCAGCTGGTACGCCATGTCGGCAATGTCTCTGTCGTCAGCTGCAGTCATCTCGTCAATGCAGCATGGCAGGTTGTTGAGCACGCCGCGCATTTTGTACAGCGCATTGGTCGTATCTTTCTGGTTCAGGAACAGCTGCTTGGGGTGACCGATCAAACTGTTGGCAGCGATCAGGGCCAGCGTCTTGCCAGTCGTAGTTTCTGTCGAGTAAATCGACACCACGGCTGTTGCGTTGCCAGCGGCTGACCCGATGATGCCTGTGCATGCGAGCAAGGTGGCTGAGCGTATCGTCTCAGTACCCGGGTTGTTCAGCATGGCCATGCCGCGCACCCACTCGTCGCGGGAGCCATGGGCACCGATCAGGTCAGCGAACGATTTGGCAGGGCCACGCAGGCGTGTGTCGATACCGCTGTGACCAGCGCCGAGCAGCACTTCGCCGCACATGAACGAGCCGTCTTTTTGCCAGCCGAAGCTGACAAAGTCTTGGCCTGTCGGTGCCTGCTTCTGCACCATTGATAAGTAATCCATTAAGTAGCCTCTCAGTTTTTCTTGTTGGGGAATGCTCTTCACAAAGACCTGACGATTCAGCAAGAAGCTGCTGAAGTCTTTGCCTATGGAAGCCAGCACTGCGATCTCGTGCTCTGTCTCTTTCCATCCAGTCATCGGGTACTTGACCAGCAACTTGAACGCAGCCTTACCGCTCTCGTTGTCGTTGTACACACCCGTGATGTGCATCTCGTACTGGCTCACATGATCCAGCTCTACGACCTCTTGCGCCACGTCGTTGCCGTTGGCGTCTTGCGTGACGATCTCAGTCTTGACCTCACGGAAAATCTGGTTGTTCTGTAGCACGTACGTTGGTGGCAACGTCAGCACAACTTCTTCGCCTTCTTCGTTCTCAATGGCCACTTCAGTGACGACTGACAACTGGGCAGGGCTTGTGATCTTGCCACGGCTTGGGCACCCCTCGCAGCCTTTGGCGCACAGCTGCTCGAACTTGGCGCATGTCGTTGGACCTGTACCATTCCAGCCGTTGATCTTGTCGAGGCTGCCGTTGAGGTCAAAGTCCTTGTGCTTGCCAGCGAGCTTGATGACTGCTTCGCTTACATCGGTACAGTGCTTAGCAAGCCCAAGAGAAGCCCGCCAGAGAGGCTCAGGAACGTCACGGCCAGCAGCGTCAAGCACGCCTCCTGAGTCGACCAACGCTTTGACCTGATTGCATCTGGAGGCCACTGCGTCAAGGACGACGTCGTTGCTGTTGAGTACGGCATCAAGTATCGAGGACTTGCCGCCCTTGCGCGGTGCTGTGGCCTTGGCCGCAACTGTTGCTGCCTTACCAAACCACGGCTTGAGTGTGCCGAAGAGCGCAACTGCATCGTGGTCTGGGCAATCCGCAACACACCGGACATCTTTCCACGGCTGTTGCTTCTTGTGGTGCGTGCCGACTGGCCGTAGCACCATGGATGGGTCGTGAATTTTCGAGGTATCAATTTCAACTCCATGCTCTTCGAGCGCAACGCGCAAAGCTGTGGATGCCTTGACCCAGTGTGCTTTGCTGATTGGTTGAGTGAGTGGCCAGTACAGGTGAATGCCGTTACCAGACGAGATGACCATGGGCGGTGGCATACCGATTTTCTTCAGTGCCTCCTTCATGACGCCCCAGCCCTCTTTCTGTGTGGCGTACGGCTTGTCTGCGCCTATGTCGAGGTCAAGGGCCAGAGCCTTGAACCATGTTGCGTGTTCTTGTTTGCGATACCACTTCTGTTTGCCGTCATCGGTGTAGCCGTGACCTGCAAATGCACCCACGCCGAAGTAGACCGTGGTGTTGGGCTCTGAGTCCCATTGTGAGATAGCTGCTACAGCTTCGTCGAGATCGGTGAATGAGCCCCTGTTCCAGAAGAAACCACGCGCAACTTTGCCGCTTGGGTCTGGTTTGTGGACGCTGATAACGAGTTCGTCGAGCTGGGCAAAGACGCGAGTAAAAAAGTGTTTGGTGTCCAAGACTTGCCCCTAGATGAAAAACCCCGGCCTTAGCCGGGGGGTTTGTTTTCGAGAATTCTATTACTCGTCAAACAAGCTGTCGAGCTTTGCAGCCAATTCATCCGACGCTTTTACTGGGGCAACTGTGGGCTTGGCCTTGGGTTGCGCGGAAACAACAGGTGCCGGGGCGGGCGCTGCTGCTTCTTCTTCGTATGCGTCGTCTACGGCTGGCGCTGCGATAGCGGTTTGGGCCTTCGGTGCTGCGAGTGCTGAGCCTGCGGCCTGTGGTGCCATTTGACGAGTCGCAACTTTAACAGAGTCGCTCTCGAGCAAAGTGTCCACACGGTTGATGGCTTTCTCTGGCACATAACCCTTCTGCTTGAAGGTGATTTTGGGGAAGCTGGCAGCGTCGTCGAAGCCCAACTCGGTCACGACTTCTTCTGGGCCAATGCCGTAGTTGCCGAGTTCCTTGAAGTACTCACGCAGAGCTTTCATGCCGCTTACTGGCACCGTGAGGCTGTAGACCTTTGTGGGATCAGCAGCAGCCACAACAGCGAGGTGACGCTGGTCAGCGCACATCTTGGACTTGGCACCGGAGGGCAGAATCTTGGAGCCCAGCACGTTGTTGGGGCAGTCAGCGCAAGCGCTGTGCACAGGGGACTCGATGCTTGCATCGGCCTTGAGGCCATCGTTGGACCAGCAGTCAGGGCGCACGTTCTCTGCCGAGGCATCGAATGCTTTGGCGTAGAACACCTTGGACACGCGTGGGTTGGCACCCACGATGATGGTGTCGAGTGTCACGCCCACGGTGGTCTCAACGCCCTCTTCGTTCAGGCGATAGCGGCCAGCACGGATGCTGATGCGTGGAATGCTGACGCCATCACTGACGATGGCCGAGGCCACGCTGGATTTGGTGCCTGCTTGTTGACGGGCTGCGATACGCGCTGCGATGTGCGCTGGGACGTTTGCGATCATGTTGCTCATTTCTTTACTCCTTGGATTGCGCTTTGCGCATATTGAACACTTTTGCCGATGAGAAATTTACCCCGGGAGGGGGTGCACCGTGAGCCTCGATGTAACTCTTGACTCCCGTCTTTGACGCACGGGACTCGACCATGTCCCAAGCATCGTGCTCTTTGCAGAAGTTGAAGAACTCTTCGCGAGAACCAACTGTCGCTGTGTGGTGGGTAGACCAGTAGGCCGTACCATGTGGAGTCTTGACTGTCTCCAGTCCATCCTCTTGCGCTTTGGCTGTCATCCAGTTTTCTAGCGCTACAAGTTTTTCAGTAAGTGCAGCCTTGGCTGTTTTGTGTTCGCGTTCAAGACTCTCGATCTGATTGCGAACTTGCAAGTACCGCTCTGCGGCAATGTCGTAATTCATTCAGTTACCTCGTTTCCTACTCGTCACTGTTGATGCCTTGCACCAGTGTTAAAAATTCCGCAAGAGTGTTTTTCTTTGCGCGGAGCCTGCGGTACAGCTCTGCCTCAAAGCCGGTGGCCCAGATGTGCCACACAGTCGTTTTGCCAGTTGTTGTCAACCGGCGAATCCTAGCGTTTGCCTGCTCATACTGCTCAAGTGAATAAATGGGCGCAAACCAGATGATGTCCTTGGCTCGTGTCAGTGTCAAACCGTGCGCAGCAACCTTGGGGTGAGCCAACAAAATCTGTGGTCTGTCCGTGTGCTGGAAGTCGTTGAATATCTGGTCACGATCCTTTTTGCTCGTATCACCATTGACCATCGCAACGTCGAAACCATCTGCGGTCAGCTTCTCTTGAAGCCAAACTTGCACACCCTTGAGTGGCACGAAGATGATCGCTTTGTCGCCGATCTCTGTGAGTAATTCCGTGAGGGTATTATACCGCTCCGAGGCGTCGATGGCAATCGTAGTGTCGTCTCCGTACACCACACCGCAGCTAATTTGCAACAGCTTGCTCAGCATCACAGCGGTGTTCGCTGCAGTCACTTCACCTGCTGAGAAAATCGTCACGGCCTTGTCCTTCATATCCTTGAAGGCCTTCTCTTGCTGCTTGGTCAGCTCAGTCTTGCGGCCAACGAAGTTGGTATCAGGCAAGTCCTTGCACTCGTCCAGCGAGAACCGGATTGACGGCTGCAGTACCTTGCGGCATGTCTCCAACGAGTCATGACGCGGCATCCACTTGAACGTCGTCACCTTCTGCATCACCATGTCTTTGAACGTGGTGAAACTCTTGGGGCAACTCGGCGAATCAACGAGGCGTGCCAGTGTCCACGCATCAGCGGGTGTCTGCGAGATGGGCGTACCCGTCAACAGCCACAGCCATGGCTGGTGCTTGGTCATCCACTTAGCGAACATCTTGTACCGTTGCGAGCTCGGTGACTTGAGCGCTGTCGCCTCGTCGTAGATCACCACGTCGAAGCCAGTCAGCTCAGCTTGCATGTTGGTGAATCCGTCATGGTTGATGATGACGTACTGCACCCCGGGCGTGTTGAGCAGGTCGATGCGCTTTTGCTTTGTACCCGTGCAGATCACAAACGAGCGATGCGGCAGGTGATGCTTGAGCTCACGACCCCAGACAACCTTCACCGTGGACAGCGGCGCGACAATCAGCACCTTACGTGCAATGCCTTCATCCAGCAAGAAGTCAGCAGCCCACAGCGAACTGATGGACTTACCAGTACCCGGCGCGTTGAGGCACAGGGCACGCTTGTGCATGGTCAAGAACGCTGCAGTGTCTTTCTGGTGGTCCATCGCTGTGAAGCGACCGGGCCAGTTGTAGTATTGCAGGATCGGAGCAGGCACGCTGAAGCCAAGGTTCTTGAGGACCATCGACTCGTCAACACCGTAGGGCATAGCCAGCATGTCTTCGCCGTTGTGCTGCAACAGCTTCGCATGGGGGATGGCTCGCGCTACAGCTGCGTTCTCGTTGCTGTTGATGATGATCTTGCGCTTGTCAGGGATTACGAGCATAGAGCGGCCCACGCCTTAAATTCAAGATGCCACGAGTCCACTGAGGTCTCGCGCACGATCCACACTTTGCCACCGCACTGATCTATGTCCGCGATCTCGCGTTCTTGATTCGCTGTAGTAGTGCCCTTGCCGAACTTTGTCTCCACAGCAAAGAAATGACCGTTGACGTGACCCACAAAGTCAGGGATACCAGAGCGGCCAAAGCCGTTCGCAGGCGGCATAAACCACCAGCACTTGGGCGTACTCTTGAGAATAGCCTTAACCACCTTCTTGACATCTTCTTCTTTCTTCATCGTTTACCTTTCAGTCTCGCGTCAGGGCAGAACCCCTTCGCTGGGCACCACGGGCACAGGCCCGATGGCTTTGTCTTGAACACGCCGAGGTCAATGACCTCCTGCACCATGTCAAAGCGTGGCTCCAGTGCCCGCCACAGCGCGTTAAGAAACCTGCGCTCATACGTGGCGTTTGTCACCTCGTCGAACTTGAGCCAGATGAACGAGGTCTTCACCTTCTTCACCTGTGGGAAATGCCAGAACACCATGGCCGCAAACAGCTGCAGCTGCGTGGGGTTCTCCTTGACCTTGCCCGTCTTGTAGTCGAGGCAGTACGCCGTGTCACCGTCAACAACCAGCACGTCAGCGATAGAGCGAATCCACACGTCTTTGGCGAACCAGTCCACGGGCTGCAGCTGGCGGTTGACCGACATCTGGTGCTCGAAATACTTGTCGCCGTTGCGTGACGTGATCTTGTCTACGAGTGCGCCCCAGCGCTCCAGTGACTGCTTGCCCTCCAGTGTCAGCGTGCTTTCATCCAGTGACCCGTTGCCTTTGGCCTCCAGCACCTTGTGCACTCTGTCGCCGTACTCTGACGCTTCGTTCGTAGAGTTCTGCACGCGCTTGGACACGTACAGGTAATCGAACTGCGCAGGGCACTGCTCGAACGTAGACAGTCGGCTGAACGACAGGGGCATCGGTGTGGTCATGTTTCTTCCAGAGTTGCTTTTGCAAGTTGCACGGTGAGTTGCTCGATCATGTCTTGAAGAATCCGGCGTCGGTTTGGTGAGGGCATAGCGAACTGCTCCGGCATAGTCACCATCACCTGTATGGGGCCATCGACGCATTGAACGCCAAACCAGACCTTTGACTCGTACTTGTACGCATCGTGATCCCATTTGACTTGTGCCCAATGAGGCAAGCGGTCAGTGGATGAGTAAGCTATCGCCATTACTTTGCGTCTCCGTACGACGGGCCAACACCAGTCTCACACGATACGGGAATGCTGCGGCACCACTTGGGTGTCATCGCAAGGCACTCTTCCATATACGCACGAGCTTCATCAAGTTCATCATCCCGCACCACGCAGACCGCCTCGTCATGGACAGAGAGCTTCACTGGGTAGCGCTGGTTGATACGTGCAGTTTGCCACATAACGATCTGCATTGCAGCATGTTGCGACAAATTTTCTACGACCTTCGCGCCGTGCAGGTGCACACGCTGTCGGCCCATGGTGTACGTCCAGTCTTTGCCATCGTGCTGCAAGTCGTTGTACATCACACCGGGCTCACCCGGGCGACCGAAGCCATCCCACTGGGTAATGAACCAGCCGTTGACGTCCACGTTCAGCATCGTGCATCCGTTGGCGATGTCAGGCAGAACCACATCGTTGCATCTACGCCACAACTCCACCACTTTCCAGTGCACAGACCTGTACAAGTCCACGATGGCATGAGCCCTGTTCTCGTCGATCAGCTCAACGCTGGGGTCAGTGCGCTTGGCCAGCCGCACCATCTCTTGGAACCGCTTCGCACCTGCACCGTATTGCAGGCCCAGCATAGCCGTCTTACCCAAGAACCGTTCGGCCTTGTCAGCCTTGGTGATCTTGCGACCGAACAACTTAGAGGCAAAGTCGCAGTACAAGTCCACGCCGTTCTTGAGCTTCTCGGTGACATCATCTTGGCCAGCCAGAGCCATCACTGTGCGCAGCTCGATGTTCGACGAGTCACCTACCAGCACCGTGTGCCCGGGAGGGGCCAGCAACGCGTCACGCAAGCCCGCAGACGGGCCACGCGCAGGGATGTTCTGCCAGTTGATGCTGTTGCCGCCTGAGTAGCGTCCTGTGGTCTTGGCACCCCAGAAGTTGAGGTACACCGGCAGAGGGCCGCGCTTGGCAGTCTCCAGAAACTTCAGCGCACGTGTTTCAGCGATAGTCGTTTTGACACCAAGGCGAGCCGCAACCAGCGCCTGTACGTCCGCATCGTCGGACTCCAGCAGGTCGGTGAAGGCTTTGTCGGATTTGGCGAAGGCATAGGTCTCTTTGTCTGGGTTGGCTTTGCTCTGCTTCTTCGGCGGGGTCACACCCAGTGCCAGCAGAGCTTCTGCGAATTTGTCGTTCGACATGATGATGTCGCGGTTGGTCTCGGCCTTGGCCAGCAGGTCTGCTTTGCGTGTGATCTCGTCGTCGTACAGCTGCTGCATCTTGGCTTGATCGCCGACCAGCATGGGCTCTGTGAACATCCGCACAGTCATGTCAATCAGCTTCATCGCCAGCGGCGGTGTGAACGGGTCGAACTTCTTGCCCAGCTCTTTGCACAGCCACGCGTCGTGTTTGCAGTACTCGCCGTACTCCGCTAATTCCATGGGATTAAAGTCCGCACGGCGTTTGCCCATGGCCTTGACGACTTCGGTGCCCTTGTCCGGCAGGTTGTACTGCTTGGCGAGATTGGCCAGAGAGTGTGAGGTCAGGAACGGCAGCAGCATGCGGCCTTGGCCGAGGGTGTCCATCCACAGCTTGGGCTTGATGCCGCAGCGTTGCGTCATGATGTACCCGTCGAACAGAGTGTTGTGGCAGCGCACAGCGCTGTTGGCCCAGTCGAAGCTACCGTGCATCCAGCCGATGGTCTCCAGCTCAGTGCCAGAGAACCACACAGCAGGCTCTTC